GAACAACAACTATGTGATTTGATACAACGACATGAGGCAATTGGTAATGGTATCTTTGATAATGGAACTACCGTAGTTGAAGTTGATATGCAATTAAAATCAAAAAGAGAATTATTAGAGAAACTTGGTTATCTTAGAAAAGATAATTTAATTACAAGTTTTGCAGATATGTATGGATTTTATTTTAAAGATGAAGATGATACTCATCAAGTAATTGAACCATCACAAGAAATATCTTTACAGAAATTAGATTGTGAAGTACAAGATACTGAACCATTAATGAAACAAGTTATGGCACTACAAGAAACTTTTGCTAATCACTATTCAAATTATAATAAAGGTGATAGTTGGAGTGGTATTGTTTTAAGAGGTTACAATGATGGTGATAAACAAGAGGGTGCAGAAACTTTTATTATGAAACCGGCAGAGATGGGACAGAAGTGGAAAAAAGAAAATCCTGAAAAAATGGAATGGAAAGTTTATGATACTGAGTTGAGAAAGACCTTGACAGAGGTAGAAAAGTTTTGTAAATTACTACCATTCGAACACGAAAGAATTCGAATACTTAAACTATCAGAGGGACAAGGTGAACTTGAAAGACATACTGATAGACAAGATAAGGAAGCTGGAATTGGTGATGGACAATGGGCAAGGTTACATTTCCCATTAAAGACTAATCCAAAAGTTCAGTTTACACAATGGAATACTGATGGTACACAAACTAAATGTAAAATGGGACAAGGTGAGTTATGGTATTTGGATATGAGAAAACCACATACTGCAGTTAACTTTGGTAAAGAAGATAGATATCATTTAATTATTGATACAAAGTCTGGACCAGAATTAAGACAATGGTTAGTTGATAGTAGTATAAAACATCCATCAGATAAAAATAATGACAATTATATTGAATAATTGTAAAATAAAGCTTGACATTCGACTCAAAATGTCGTATATTAATGGTAATTAAATTGGGAAAAAACAAAGGTTATGAATATGAATTTAACAGAACAACAATTAATCGATAACTATCAAAGATTAAGAGATATGGTTAACGATACTTTCGAGGGTGATAGACTCGAAAAGTTAAACAAGATGTATGATTTCTTTGAAGAAAGAATCATCGTTGCACCGGCAAGTGGTAAACCAAATTATCATTATGCATTTGCAGGTGGGTATGTTTTGCATGTATTACATTTAGTAGATACTGCAAAGAAACTAATGAAAGTGTATGAATCGATAGGAGCAGTAATTGACTTTACTGAAGATGAACTTATCTTTTGTGGTTTACATCACGACTTAGGAAAAGTGGGTGATACTGAACATGAGTATTATTTAGTCCAAGAAGATGATTGGAGAAGAAAGAAACTGAACGAATGGTTCACACAGAATCCAGAAATGCAGTTTATGAGTGTTACAGATAGAGCATTATATTTGTTACAACATTTTGATGTAAAGGTTTCACAATTGGAATGGTTATCAATCAAAGTAAGTGATGGTATGTACGATGAAGCAAATGTACAATATCTAAAAACTTATAAACCAGAAAATAGTTTTCATTCAAGTTTACCATACTTGATACATTGGGCTGACCACATGGCAACAAGAGCAGAATATACTGAATGGAAATATGGAGAGTTGAAAGAAACTAAAAAAGTAAATAAGAAAATTTCTAACATTAAAAAAGCAGTAAAAACAGAAGTTGATACAAAGGTACTTTCTTCTGGAGATAATGCAAAGGATTTATTTGATGAGCTCTTCGGAAACGACAAGTAATACAATTTACAATGAGGATTGTCTACTCACATTAGACAGAGAGTTGGAATATGATTATGTATTTTTTTCACCACCAGAATATAGTGAATTAAATTTAGAACCAATTAAAGATGATGAAAAATATTTTGGTTGGTTGGAAGAAATATATAGTAAGTTTAATCCAAGAAAAAATTTAGTAACAATCGTAATAAGTGATAGAAGATTTAAAAGAAAGACAATACCAAAACATCAGTATTGTACAGAGATTATGAAAAATTTAGGATATGATTTATTGAATCAAAAGATATGGGAAAAGTCAAGAGAAATAAATATGTTTAGATACAATTATGCTTTTGTTATGTCTTATGCACGAAAGAGTTTTAAATCTAAAAATACTAAATTATTTAAATATGATACTTGGTTTCATCCACACCACTCATATAAAGGTTACTCATATAATATGCCTCAAGAAGTTGCAGAACGATGTATAGAAAATTATACCGAAGAGGGTGATATAGTTTATGATCCATTTATGGGAATTGGAACAACTGCAATTGCATGTAATAAATTAAACAGAAAATATGTTGGTTCTGAAATTAATTCTGAAACATATGAATTAGGATTAAATAGAATCAACACACAAACAATAGGAAATATAGAAAAATGGTCTTAGAGATAATAATAGGTATTTTTAGTATTCTAATATTAGTTCTTAGTTATACGACTTGGAATCAATTTAGAAAAGTAGAAAGATTAGAAGATTGGGTAGAATCATTCTCATCAAAAATTATAGAAACACAAGATGTAATTACTGAATTAGATTCAGAGGGTAGGTTCAAAGCAGATGACGAGATAGGTGTTGTATTTGATGCTATCAAACAAACAATTAACGATTTAACTACTATAACAGACAAGGATATATAATGCCAAGAAAAGCAAAGAAAACATCACCAAGATATTACTTTCACCAAGGAACTGAAGATGCTATAGTTCGTCATAATAAGGAAACTCGTCCAATGATGAGGGAACGAATTTATAATGAACATATTAGACAACCTTTTGAGAAGTTGGCAGAAAACATTATCCATACATTTAAGTTTTATTACTTTGATGTTCCAAGTGAGGATGTTAAACACGAAGTGGTTTCATTCTTATATATGAATATGCATAAGTTCAAAGAGGGACATGGTAAAGCATTCTCATACTTTAGTATTGTTGCTAAGAACTATTTGATTCTACACAACAACAATAATTACAAGAAGATGAAAAATACTGATGGGTTGGAAGTCACAGACTTTAAGAGAGATCCAGTAGCAGAGGGAGATAGGAAAGACTTGAAACTTGCTAAGAAAGAATATCTTGATTTGTTTGTTGAGTATTGGATTAATAACTTAACCACCGTTTTCAAAAGAAAACAAGATATTGAAGTTGCAAATGCTGTTATTCAATTAGTTGAATCAAGAGATAATATTGAGAACTTCAATAAGAAAGCATTGTATATCTTGATTCGTGAGATGACAGGTTCTACAACACAACACATTACTCGTGTTGTCAATGTGATGAAGAAACATCATATAAATCTACAACATAATTACTTAACTACTGGTTCCATTGAAACTAAATGGACTGGCAGTTGGGATAATTTATAGGTTATAAAAAAAAGGGGAACTAAACATTCCCCTTTTTTATTTTTTATAAGATTACTTACTTCCAAAGATTTTAGAGAAGAAACCTTTCTTACTCTTTTTACCTTTTTTAGCTCCAATCTTTTTACCTTTCTTCCTTTTCTTCTTGACATCTTCCATAGCATATAATTCTAACTCAGAATTAATAACCATTTTACTCTGGCCTGAATTATGATCAAATATGACAGATTGTCTATTCATATCATTCATAGCTTCGATATCAGTTTTAGTTCCTTGACTTATAGATACAGACAAGAAGAAAATTAGAGATATTAGTATTGTCTTCATAATACCACTCCGTTAACAACGCGTTAAGACTAACTCATAGTTGGTTAATCAATTATAAATATAACCATAACAAAAAAGGGGGACGAAAACCGCCCCCCATTTTTTTATCCGATATAGTACTACTTACGGAATAAACCCACCAACACCAATAATGCGACTAATCCAGCAAATCCAGATTCGCCGAATGTATTAATAATCGATGTTAGGTTACCTATAACATTAACACCAAAGACACCAGTACCGAATATTACTTCTGATACTGCACCAATGGTAACAAAGGATAACATAAGATGAGCTAAGTCATCTAAGTAACCCTTGACTATTGTTATGATCTCCTTCATGTTCTCTCCCGTTAGTTAAAGTCGGATTCTCACCGACATATTAATAACTATTGTATATATTGGTAAATTAATTAGGATATATAAATATATACACCAATTTTTTGAGAATTTGATATTTATTATTGATAACTAACAGGCAAAACTATGGCAAAAGATTACGAAATATTTAAAGGAAAAACACTCGGTGATGTGTTCAAAGACATCTATGATAATTCCAAAACCAATAAATCTCAATTAGAAGTTCTAATGAAAGAGGTGGTAGGATTTATTAAAGATGGTGATACTGCCGTGCAAATAATTCCTATGTTAAAAGAGTATTTAGAAATCAATGTAAAGAATGATGAACAACTTGTTAAGTTGGCAACAATCGTTCAAAGAATTACTGCTGCTGAAAATAGAACATCAGATAGTGGAGATGAGTTTGGTTTATCAGAACAGGAAAAAGAACAACTGATGGATGCGATAGAATCAGATGTTCAAGAGTTACAACAACATCAGGACGATATACATTCAAGTATAGAAACTAAAAGAGATAATTAAAATCATGGCAGATGTAGGCTACATTGAAGATGATGTTAAAAATGTAAATGTACCACAAGAAGATGGTGTTATTACATTTAAACAGGCAATAAAATTAATAGAAGAGATAGTGAATGCAAAACGCTTTTATCAGATTGAGCCTGCAGAAGTAGAAAAAGTTTATTTAACACAAACAGATTTAATTGGTGATGGTTTGGTATTGGAAGATGGTAGTGCAGATTTTAATTTTTTAGGTTCAGTAAGAGCAAGACTACATCACACACAACCTGATGTAAAAATAACTGAATGTTCTATATACAAACCTTTAATTGGAAGTGGTATTCGTAAGTATCCCAATTGTGGAGAAAGTGTTCTTTGTTATCAAAATAAAAGAGAAAGATTTTATCTACCACTTAATATAAATTATACAAACAATCCTAATAATAATTCTTTAGTTGGTGCATCAAGACAATACACAGGAATAAGTTCTAATGTTGGTACAACAATAAATGTTCCAAATAAAACTGAGGAACCGAAGTTGGGTAATTACTTTCAACCAAATGGTCAAATAAAAAGATTATTTCCTGCAGAGGGTGATACTACAATAGAGGGTAGATTTGGAAATACAATTCGTTTGGGAAGTAGTCATACATTTAGTTCTGATAAAACAGAACCTGCAACACCAAATATTATTATTCGTGCAGGACAAAGACAAACAATAAATAATCAAGTATCAATTGAAAATATTAATAAAGATAGTTCTACAATATATTTGAGTTCTTTAGAACAAGTAAAAATAAATGTAACAAAAGATTCGGAAGTGATAACAGGTGTTAAGGAATTTGAACAACCACAAATTATACTAAATTCAGAAAGAATTATATTTAATAGTAGAGTAGATGGTATTGGTTTATTTGCAAATACAAACATTGGTATTTTGGCAAAAGAAAAGGTAGTATTGGAAACACCACAAGTGATAGTTGGTAGTAACACTGCAACAGAACCACAAGTATTAGGACAAATATTGTTCGATAAAATAAGTGCATTAGTTGATGCGATTGGTAATGTAACTGGAATACCAACACCAACTGGACCGACACCTGGACCAGTAAGTGCAGCACCAACTTGGCCAAATGTAATTACAGCAAGAGATGCAATTAAAGATGCATTAAGTGAACAACATAAAATTGATAAGTAATGAAGAATAAAAATGGCATTCACACTATTTAAAGAAGAGTATACAAAAAGAATGAATGATGGTCCGTTTTTTGAAACAACAGATGAAACTGCTGAATTCATATCAACACTATATGATGATTCAATTAAAGGTGGAGTGTCAACAAATGGTGGAACCTTATTAACAGGAAATAAAGCTGGTTTGGTAGAACAATTAAAGATTGGACTAAGTAGTGAAGTCCCATCACTATTATTTTTTGAATCACAATTAAGTCTTGGATTACTTGCATATTGGACAGCTGGTGTATTGACTAATGGTTCAACCGTAGTCACACCAGGATTACCAATACCACCAAATACATTTTCAAATGCAGATACTATAGAAGATTTTTTAGGTAATTTTGAAAATGCATTTTCAATACATTATAGTGGAGCTGCAGGAATGTTAGGAACCACACCATGGGCAGGATACAATGTACCATAAAAAAAATTTAAAGTTACAACAATAGGAGTTAAAAATGACTAAACAGGCACTAATGAAAATAATAACAGAAGTAGTTCGTAAAGAAGTACAAAAAGAAGTGAAGAAGATATTTATTACTGAACAGAAAAAATCTAAAGTTACTTCAAAACCAATTACGGAAAAACAACCAGTTAAAAAAGAATATAAAAAGAAACATTACACAGATAATAAATCTTTAAATGATATTCTAAATGAAACTGCAAACTCACCAAAAGAGGGTATGGAAGAATATCCAACAATGGGTGGTTCTACACTTGATAGTACAAACATGGTAGATATGTTGGGTTATGGAGATATGGGGTTACGAGGTGGCGATTCAGAGACACAAAGAAAAGTTGCTGCAGTACAAACAATGAAAGAAGCTGGTGTATCATCAGAACAAGTACCAGAAAGTTTAGTAAATGCATTGACTCGTGATTATAGTGATTTAATGAAACATGATAAAATGAAAGGTAAATAGGAATAAGAAATGGCAGATAGTGTAACCGAAATAGACAATAATCCAGATGCATATGTTGGGTTATCTTTTCCCCTTGGATATAGTAATCAAGGATTTTTTAGACAAACAAAAAAACTAAATGAACAAGTTAAGTCTAATCTAAGAAATCTTTTATTAACATCTAAAGGTGAACGAGTTATGCAACCAACATTTGGTTCCGATTTACAAGATTTATTATTCGAACAAATAACAGATAATTTAGATGAAAAGATTGAACAAACAATAACAGAGGCAATTGAACAATGGTTACCATATGTACTTATTAATAATATATTTGTAGTACAGAGTGATGCGAATCCAAATGAAGTTCAAGTACAACTTGAATTCTCAATAACAACTGAACCTGATCAGTTAGATCAAATAACATTTAATTTTGCACTTGGAGATTAAGATATGCCACAAGCAAATCCAGACTACGGCACAAATAAAAAAATTATACAAAAAGAAGTAAACTATCTTGGTAGAGATTTTAATGATATAAGACAAAATCTTATTGAGTTTGCAAAATCATATTTCCCAAATACATTTAACGATTTCAATGAAACAGATCCTGGTATGATGTTTATTGAAATGGCCTCTTATGTTGGTGATGTATTGAATTACTATGTAGATAATCAATTCAGAGAAACATTAATTTTACAGGCAGAAGAACGAAAGAATATATTTGATATTGCTCAGTCAATGGGATATAAACCAAGTCTTTCATCACCTGCACATACAAAACTAACCTTAACAATGGAAGTACCTGCAGTACTTAATTCAGACAATGAAACTTATTCACCTAATTTATCTTATGCAGGAATAGTTAGTGGTGATAGTATTGTTACTTCGAATAGTGGAGTACAATTTACAATATCAGATTCAGTTAACTTTAAAGTATCGAGTTCACTTGATCCTATGTTAATTGAAATGGTTACACCAGCAAGTGGTACTGATCCAGAAACATTTAAATTGACTAAGTATGCATTGTGTAAATCAGGAACAAGAGAATCTGAAACCTTTACATTTAATAGTGCAAAGAAATTTGATAAAGTAATTTTAAGTAATGAGGATGTAACAGAGATTATTTCTATAACAGATAGTGATGGAAATAAATGGTATAATGTTCCTTATTTAGCTCAAGATACCGTATATGAAGATGAAGAAAATGTAAGTCTTAATGATCCTGATTTAGCAGAATTCTCAAATGACACACCTTACTTATTAAAGTTAATTAAAACACCAAGACGATTTACAACTTATGTTCGTGGTGTTGATAACAAAACAGAAGTAAGATTTGGTAGTGGTGTTAGTGGAAATGCAGATGAGGAGATTGTACCTAATCCAGATAATGTTGGTTCATCACTTTCAACAGGACTTACGAAATTAGATTCAACCTTTGACCCAAGTAATTTTTTAAACACAAGAACATTTGGATTGGCACCACAAAATACTACACTAACTATAAAATATAATTATGGTGGTAGTGTTGAACATAATGTTAGAAGTAATTCAATTACAAATGGAAGTGATTTAACATTCACAATAAATTCAGAGGGATTAGATACTACTTTAGTTGGAGATGCCGAGAAGAGTTTAACAATTACAAACGAGTCTTCAGCAACAGGTGGTTCTTCAGAAGAGACTATAGAAGAAATTAGACAAAATGCATCTGCATATTTCAATGCACAAGGAAGAGCAGTTACACAAAGAGATTACATTTCAAGAGTTTATTCATTACCACAAAAGTATGGTAACATTGCAAAATGTCATTTAGTACAAGATGAACAATTAGAACAAAATACTCAAACCGTTATCAAGAATGGTAAAATTAAAAAACAAAAAAATGTTAGTATAATACCAAATCCATTAGCATTAAATTTATACACACTTGGATACGATGATTCTGGAAAACTTTGTTCTTTAAATAGAGCAGTAAAACAAAATTTAAAAACTTACCTATCACAATATAGAATGGTAACAGATGGTATTAATCTAAAAGATGCATATACAATTAATATTAATATACGATTCTCAATAATCACAAGAAGAAATTATAATAAAAATGATGTATTGTTTAGAGCAATACAAAATGTTAAAAAACATTTCGATATTAAAAAGTGGCAAATCAATCAACCAATTGTGTTGAGTGATATTGCATATGTACTATCATTAACAGATGGTGTGGCAAGTGTTGTTCCACCAACTGATAATAATGAATCAAAACAAATTGTTGTAATAGAAAATAAACATAGTATAACTGATGGATATAGTGGTAACATTTATGATTTACAATCAGCAGTTAAAGATGGTGTTATTTATCCATCATTAGACCCAAGTATCTTTGAGTTGAAGTACCCTGATACCGATATTGAGGGTAGAGTAGTAGGAGACTTTTAATGCATTATTTTGAATTTGGAAAACGAGATACAACACTTTATTCTGGTGGAGTCACTGCATCAATTAATACAGGATTTGATGAAATATTAGAATTAAAAAAAGAAGTTAATAGTGATGGTACTCTTGTAAATTCTTCAAGAATATTAATTGATTTTGATAATACATATATTTCAGAATCTATACAAAATGGTAAGATACCATCAACTGCAAAATTTTATTTAAATTTATATGATGCAACTTCGTTAGAAGTTGAGGCAGAACAAAAATTATGGTGTTATATGATAAGTGGTAGTTGGAAAGCAGGAACAGGTAAACTTGATCATAATCCAGTAACAGAAGATGGAGCAAGTTGGAAATACCGAGATACTGAAAACTCTGCATCATCTGCATGGGTAACTGGTTCAATATTAACAGATGGTGGATCATGGTTTACTGGATCAAATGGACAATACAATATTAGTGCTTCATACGATATTTCATTTGATAAAAAAGATTTAAGATTTGATGTAACTGATTTAGTTAATAATCAAATTCATTCAAGTTCAGTTTATCCAAATAATGGATTTATTGTTAAACGAGAAGCATCAGGTTCCCACCCATCAACATTTAATTTTAGTGGTGATGTAAATTCAGATGAGGGTGGCCCAAAAAGATTAGGGTACTTAAAATATTTCTCAAGAGAAACACATACAATCTACCCACCTAAATTAGAAGTAGTATGGGACGATTCAAAATGGCAAACTGGTAGTTTAACACCATTGACAGGTTCTTCACTTGAAGATAGTTTAATTTATATGAGAGGTATTCGTTCTAAATATAATGAAAAATCAGTATCAAGGTTTAGAGTCTATGGTAGACAAAGATATGTACAAAGAGCATTTAATACAACACCTGAAGAATTAACCGTAAATTATTTACCAAGTGCATCTACTTTCTATTCAGTTAGAGATGCAGATACAGAAGAAGTAATTGTACCATTTGGTACAGGTTCTAAAGTTGGTTGTGATTCAACTGGTAATTACTTTGACTTTAATATGAATGGATTACAAGCAGAAAGGTTTTATAGATTCGTATTTAAAGTTGTAAGTGGTAGTGGAACTACAAACGAATTAACAAATTATTATGAAGATGAAGACTGGTCATTTAGAGTAGTCCGAAATGTTGGGGGATAGGAAATGCCATATACACTTGGTGAGGCAAAGAAAAAATCATCACATTACAATAAAATAATTGATGCAGAAAGAATAGAACAAACAGAGATTATTGATGACTTACTTAATAAGGCATCTATATCTGGTTCTATTGATGCAAATACAGAATTAAGAAATGAAAATGGACACTTAGTGTCATTTGAGGATCCTGATAATCCTGGTATGGCAGACGAAAGAACATTTGAATATGTAAGGTTACAAAATACACAAAAGTTTTTCAATAGTAATAAATTTAAAGATTTAAAAGATTTAAAAGTCAATGGTGGATTTTCTGAATTCATCCGTAGTAACTATGATGAGGTTTACAAAAAATAATGGCCAATATAGGATTCACAAAAAAAGAAAAAGAATTCTTTTTTAAGGAAAAGAATGTATATAGTAGTTTCGGTAGAGATTCTAAAGATTACATCATGCTCCATATTTATGATTTAGATGGTGAATTAATAGAGAGTGAAGCTTTTGGAAATGGTGAAGTAGGTAACATTACTGAAAATTATGTTGATTTAAATATAGGACAACAACTAAGAGATTTAGGTTATAGTAAAGGTACTTATAAAATAACATATAAATTTTTAAGAAAATTGGCAGGTAAAGAGGGTGAAGTATTTGTTAATGGTGAGGGTGCTATCTATGTTGGTAAAGTTCAAGTAAAAGTTATTAATGGTGAAACAAGATATTTTAGAACTATAGATAAATCAAGTACAGGAACTCAAGCAAAAGATAATAACCAAGTAGACGAACTATATCCAAGAAATTTAAAATATTTTATTGATAAGATTTCAGATGATAGAACAGAGGTTATAGTTTCAACACAAGACTTTAAGAATAAAACATACTTCAAAAATTTTACAGAGATGGGGAAATATATAAAGTACCAATCATTAAAAGGTGCAGGACAATTTGGTAAAGTAAAGTTTGATGAAAATGATCCATACATATTAGAATTTCCAATCAATCCACGAGACAGAGGATTTACACAAAATATGGTTGGTGGTGAAATAGTTATACCAAGTCTTTATCAAGTAACACCAACTGAAGAAAAAATTATTAAAGAATTTGTGGAAAGAGATGTAGAAACTACCAATCAAAGACCACCACTACCTAAACAACCTTTTGATGAAAAAGATCCACCAGCTCAGAAATATGCGGAAAAAGAACCTATTCCTGATATGGAAGAGTATAATAAAAAAGAAGAAGAATATATTGAACAACAAGATAATTATCGTGATGACTTCGATAGTGTTTGTTTTGTAGGTAGTACAAGAATAAAATTAAGTAATGGTAGACAAGTTCCAATTAAATCTTTACGAATAGGAATGAAAGTTAGAACTACACAAGGTACTGCAAGAATTAAAAAGGTATTAAAAACAGATAAGGGGTATGGTGGTAGATTATCTAAATTTGGTTCATTGGTTACTACAGATGGTCATCCAATAAAACATAAAGGAAGATGGTATAAGGCAGATGAAATTGGAAAACCATTTATGTCAAAACCACTTGTAGTTTATAACTTAGTACTTGAAAGACATCATACAATTTATGCAAACAATGTAGTTGCAGCAACAGATGGTAAATGGAAATCTCTAAGTCACTTTGAAATGTGGAGAGATACAAAATTTAACATGGCAAGAGAAGCATATGACGATAGTGGAGAACAATCAGGTGGTGGTACTGCCGGAGGTGGTCAAAGTTATAGTCCCCCACCAATTGCAAATGAAGAAATCGTAGAACCTGAAGATACTTCAACAAGAACAAACGATGAACTTATCGATGATTTAATCTATCAGGCAAAGATAGGAAAAAACCTTGATGAAACTGATGAAACTTGGGATGATTTACCACAACAAGAAAAGAAAGAATTAATTAAAACTATTGTTGTAACACTTCCAACCGTATTTCTTGATTATAAGGCAACTATTGTTGAAGTATTAGATAATAACCGTATTCGCGTAAATAAGTCCTATAATGATGGTGTAAACGAGACTGGACACGATGGGGGTGATGATAGTAAGCTAGAACACTTGCAATGGTATGTCCAATATTTAAAAACAAATTTATATAGATTTAAAACTTATATGGTTATTAATGATGATTATTATTTGATTATAAATCAAAATGATAATTTTTGTAAAAGTGTTGAAGAACGAGAAACAAAGAAAGTTCTTAAATTAAAACAACCACTAAAAGATACGGTTGATGAATTAGATAAAGTCTATTTTGTAGAAAAAAGATTAGAAGATTATGAAGATACAATTGCAGTTGTACCTTTTGTTGACGAAGACCCTGTCGCATTATTTTTAGAATTACCAAATTTAAATTCAGTAGATAATCCAATTAATTTTAAGGGAACTGATTTTAAAACACATAATCAATTATTAGGTGATGATAAACAAGTCAATGAAGATATAGAAAGAGAATTGGTTTCTGGTAGTTTATTGAATGTTCAAGTGAATATTGATTACCAAAAAAGAACAACAGACTTGGAAGAATATAATGATGTAGGATTTGGAAACTTTGTTAACTTCAGTTCTGCAAAGGCAAGATTAAGAAACTTTAAAAGAAAATTAGAATTAATTGAGGGTTATAGTGCAACAAGTCAATCTTTACTAAATGTGACAAGTTCATTATCGACAATACAGACAAATGAATCTAAAAGAACACGAGTAATAAATTCTTTTGATCCATATGAACATTATTTATATTTTGAAAGTTCATCTTATGTAAGTTCATCAGAGGGACAATTCCATGATACATCATGGCCAAAAGAAACAACATCTAAACCTTATAGATTAACTCACACTACTTCATCAACTACTTGGTACGATACAATGTATGAAAGTGCTTCTCTTTATGATAGAATGAATAGAGATACTTTAAGTAATAATATTCCAAAGCATGTAACAAGTGATACCGAGAATAATGTTTTTATAGAATTTGTTGATATGGTAGGACAACAATTTGATGAAGTGTGGACTTATACAAAACACTTTACTGATGTAAATCAAAAAGTAGAAAATGTATCAGAGGGTATATCAAAAGATATTGCATCATATTATGCGAAGTCTCTTGGTTTAGAATTAGTTAATGGGAATGATTTATTAATATTACCAGAATATCTATTAGGTAAAAATGCAGATGGTAGTACTAAATATGAATCATCACAAGAGGCAGTTACTGAAGAGATATGGAAAAGAATATTAGGTAGTTTACCATTTTTCTTAAAATCAAAAGGAACTATAAGAGCATTAAAAGGATTATTAAATTGTTATGGTATACCAAGTTCAATATTACGAGTAAGAGAATATGGAGGGCCTGATAAAGGAACACGAGTAAGTTATGAAGTAAAGAGGAAGTTTACCTATGCATTAGATTTCCATTCTTCACAATACATTACATCCAATTGGTTAACAGATACTGCAACGAGTAGAGTTCCTGATACGGTAGAATTTAGATTTAGAACACCTAAGTCTCAAGATATGGTTGTGGTACAAAAAGGAGCCAAATGGGCTATCCAATTACAAGATAATGGTTCCACAGACAATTATGGATATTTAAGATTTGCAGTTAGTGCTTCTACAGGAGTACAATATATTACATCATCACTACAACCATTTTATAATGATGAGATGTGGAGTGTAATGTTATCAAGAGTAAGTGCAAGTGATGGTAGTGTATTACCGAGTGATGATATTTTACAGAATGTTAAATATGAATTAGTTGCAAAACAATATGATGGTAGTCAAGAAAAAATAAAATTTGAAACAAGTGAAAGTTTAACCACAGGTATTGCAGCTGCAGGTAATGCAGTTAATGCAGCATTTACATCAAGTGAATTATTATACCTCGGTGGTAATGGTAGTAATTGGGGAACACAATATAGTGGTTCCATGATGGAGTTTAGATTATGGAGTGAACCATTAAGTCAAAGTGTATTTGATAATCATGTTAGAGCACCAAAGAGTTATAATGGTAATAGTATAAGTTCATCATATGAAAACTTTGTATTGAGATTACCATTGGATGAAAATGTTAATTTAAATTCATCACCACAAATTACCAATAAGGCGTTTCCTGGTACTTACAATGCATCAGGTAGTGCGGCAAGTTATACTAAAAATGATTATAGAAGTTTAGTAGATTTAGAACAATTAAAAGTTCCTAACTTTGGTCCGTCACGAAGAAATGCAACAAAGATTAGAATTGAAGATCATAAGTTAACTGGACAATTATCACCTGATGTACGAAGAGAAAAGTCTTCACAAGATTTTGCACCAATAGATAGTGAAAAGGTAGGTATTTACTTCTCACCAGTTGATGTGGTGAATGAAGATATAATGTATTCAATAGCAGATTTTAACTTTGATGATGAAATAGGTGACCCAAGAGATGAATACAAATATCATTATAGAGGATTAAGAGGAACTGCAAGAAATTATTGGAAAAAATATAGTTCCCC